TTAATAACATTGAATATGTTTGATATTAAACCCTCACCACCTTCACCACTAAACATATCTATTAATTTTTGTGCTCCCTTATACAACAAACCTATAGGGGAATATTCAAATATCTTTTTAATAACATCGAAAATTTTTGACACAAATCCTTCACCATCTCCAAAAAAACTTTCGATCTTTTTCCAAAGATTGGTGAAAATATTAGGAATAAACATTACAATATCTTTTAAAATGTTTAAAACTGGTTGAAAAACTCCCGTCAAACCTTCAATAGCACCAGAGAAAAAATTCTTTACTATTTCAAAAGGTTGGGCAAATAAACCTTTTATATAATCTATCATTTTTTTGAATGGTTCCGTGATATATTCAACCATTTTGGTTTTTGTTAAATCCCACCATTTAACAAACATATCCAGAGGATTTTTTGCAGTTTTAGCTATATTGTAAAGTGCTTCACTCCATTTTTTATCAAACCATCCAACTATCCAAGCACCAACTTTAGGACCCATTCCTAATATAAAGGTTCCAATTTGATTTATTATTTCTAATATACCTTTAAAAAATCCATCTTTAAATGTGGAAAAAACTTTATCTACACGATCTCTAACTTCTTCAAAATCTACTAATTTAAGTCCAATGAATTCAAAAAAATTAACAAAACTTGTTATTCCATATATAATTCCCGTTAATAATTTTTGAAAAAAAGATTTTCCTTCCATTAATTTATCTGTAAATGAATCAAATAATCCTGTAATAGTTTCTATAACCAAATAAATTATAGGAAATTTTTCAGTTAGGAATTTACCGAATGCCACGCCTTTTCCAAAAACTTGCAACAACATTTTTAAAGGACCACGAATAATGAATTGTAAAAATTCGGGAAATGGTGCCAGCATCTTTTCCAAAAACAATAAAGGACCTTTTCCAGCGGCAAATACGTCTAAAATTCTTCCTATTCTTGAGAAATACCCTCCTATAGTTTCAAATATTTGTAAGATTTTTGTTGATATTCCACCAAATATGCTGCCTACAATTTCACCAATTTTCACATCTTCGACAGCTGAAGCGATGCTTGTGAATTTTGATTTTATAACTTCAAAAATGTCAGCAACAATGTTTCCTAATTTTGAATTTTTGATTTCTTGAATAATACCAAAAAATTTATTTTTTAAAGCTTCAAATGTTTCCGTAACAAATCTTCCCAGTTTTGAATTATTGATTTCTTCAATTAAATTAAAGAATTTACTTTTTATTGATTCGTAAAGTTCTGTTACAAACCTTCCAAACTTTGAATTTTTAATCTCTTCAATTAAACCAAAGAATTTTTCTTTTAAAGATTGATAAACCCCTTTTACAAATTCCATGAATTTAGAATTTTTAATCTCTTCAATTAAACCAAAGAATTTTTCTTTTAAAGATTGATAAACCCCTTTTACAAATTCTATGAATTTAGAATTTTTAATTGTTTCCATCAATTCAAGAAATTTTCCTTCAAAAGCAAATAAAAAATCTTTTATTAAAACATATAATTGTTTGATTTTTTTAATCAATGTATAAATTGACCCAATAACAATTCCGGATAAAAAGGAGAGAGCAACTAATAATTTTTTAAACCAGCTTGATGTTGTTTTTTCCAGTTTTTTTTCTTCATTAAATGCAATATCTTTTGTTCTTTTTTCGGGAGTTTCTGTTCGTTTGGCTTTTTCACGTCCTTCAAAGATTTTTTTGAAAGCAGTGGCGACTACATTTCCTATGTTTTCCCAACGTTTACGTTCTGTGCTGGTGAGGGTTTCACTGAGTTTGGGGGCTTTTTCTTGAAGATTTAATTGACCTTTATCTTTGGCTTCCTTTTCCTGCTTTACAAGAATTTGAAGACTTTTGGCCGGTTCGGATATTTTTAACTGCTTTTTTTCTTCTTTTTTGCTTTTGGCTGGGGCGAGAATTTTTTCAGTTCTTGAAGGTTTTTTCTCTTCTTTTTTTGACCGGGCTTCTTTTTTGGCTTTTTTGTCTTCTTCTTCTTTTATTTCCAAAAACGTACTTGCCAGAGCATCAAGCTTTTGTGCAACGTTAGCAAGTGTTAGGATGCTTTCTTCGTAAGTCATCCCAAATATTTATTAAAATAAATCGATTATGAACCAGAAAAGAATGTTGTATCTAGATTTATATCAACTGTTTCTTCCCCAATCTTTTGCGAAGTTAATTTATTTTCAATTTCTTTGGATTTTGACACAAATTCAATCACTTTTTGTATAAGATTGGCTGTAACCGATTCAACTGCTTTTATTTTTTGACTTACGCTCAATTGCTTAAGATCAATTGTTGTTTTTTCTGCTTCATTGATTTCAATAGAATTTATATATTTTACAATTTCCAAAATATAAACTTCACTGATTATTTTTTGAAGTTTTGCTTCATTTTCAAAATCAGATCCATAAGATTTTAAAAAGCCATCAATAATCACATTTTCATAAGCCAGATTGGGAACAGAACAATTGATGGTGATGGGGCCGTGATTGAAAACCTGAGTTGTTTCCAATTTTACAGAAGCCGGATCAAACTCGTCCACAATTTTTTGCAGATCAATTTCATATGTTTTGCCGTCTTTTTCAATCTTATGATTTGGTCCAAAAGAATTGATTTTCAATTGAATCAGAATCAATGGACGATCTGATACAAGAACATTTTGATCTTCGCTATTTTCCAATATAATATTGTTTACAATTTTAGGATAAAGAAATGCTGCTTTTGGGCCGGAAGCAGCCGCTTCAATCAAATCTTTTTGTTGCTTGGCAGTGATTGGCTTAAAAGATACTTTTGAACCTTTGGAAAGAAGATGAATCTTAAGACTTTCAGCGGATGAAATTTCTTTTAATTTTGATAAAACTGCGTCTAAATTCTGTTGGCTCATATATCTTAATTATCCGACACACCTCGGTTTGCAACCCCTGATTTGTTATTTGCATCTTCCATGGCTTTAAGTTCTTTTTTGTAAAGATTCAAATGCAATTCTGCTTCATTCAAGGATATATTTTTAAGATCTGTAAGGGAAAATTTCAATTTTCTTATCAAAAGATATTCTATCTCATATAATCCCATCAAATCATATGAAAAGATTGTTTTTAAATATTCTATAAAGCTATTATTATAAGGGTTTAATGTTATATTTTCAAAATTTTTACTGTTTATTGTTTCAAAAAAGCTAAATTGACTTAAAAACTCTGTAACTTCCCGGATATAATCCAAAATTTTATTCGAAAAATTGGCTGTAAGTGAATTTAGTATCATTTCTTTTTCATTATTTTTCAATTCAGAAAATGATATTTTTTGTGAATCGATGCACATGGATTCGATGTTGCGACTAATAATGTCCGATTCATTTAAAAACTGCAATTTTTTGGGTAAATCCAGATTAACTTCTATTTTATTGTCATATATAGTCTTTTTAAAATCTTTTTGCAACAAATTTTCATATGTCAGGAGGCGCTGCACGTTGTGTTTGAATGAAAAGGGCGATCCATTTTCATTTTTTGTGTTAAAAGTGACGGTGCTACCATAAGAATATCCCCGCAATTGACACAAAATGAAAAGATAATCCAAAATATTATATATTATATTTTTATCATATCCATTTTTATCAACAAGATCCTGAAGAAAAACAGACAATCCTTTTAAATCATTGTTTTGTATGAATTTGCTTATGTTTTTTGTTTCGGAAAAGTTAATTTCCCGGAAATATTCATATTTTCCGGTGCTGGGTACAAGTACCCGGCAATAAAATTTTTTCATGGATTAAAAGAAACCACCGGGGAAAGCAGGAGGGCGTGGTAAATTCTGATTTGTAAAGCTATTACCATTTTGGAAAGGTGAAATGTTGGGTATCACCCCATTACTTATACGATTAATAATATCTGGCAAGGGCAAATAAAGGTTTGGATGAACCGTATAATGGCTATAAGCCCATTGTGTTTCATATTTTTCGTATTCCGTATCCGGAGAATATGTTATGCTTTGATTGTCTAGTGTGAATGGAACGCAATTGTAAAAAGTCCAAACTTTTCTGGGTATTTGGCTTATTTTTTGATAGGAACGAGTATATTGTAAAACTGTTAAATTACATTTGATGTTGCGCAAATCATTAATACCACCAGGTCTGGCCACATAACCATAATGACTGGCCAAAATTATCCAGGGACGTATCACCATATCCAAAAATGATGTATTGGTTTCAAGAAATGTTATGTTTAGGGGTTGTGTTTGGAATGAAGCTCGTCCAGATCCCAAAATTCCTGGAATAAAACCACGATTATTATCAATAGGAGTTGTTTGAACTTCATAACTTTCCCGGGGAATGTTGACTCCTTGTGCAAAAATACATCCCAAAACCTTCTGATAAAAATGACTTGTTAGAATTCCCGTAGCTCGATCTATGTCCCAACCTTTTTTTCCTCCATCCGTATACTCTAAACTTTGTATTATTTCTGTGGATATGGCTTTGGGATAATAATCAATAAGAATGACCCATTGACTGTTTAATGGAACGGTAGAAAACCAACTTTCCATTTGTACCAGGAAATATTCCTGGGGACTGATTAAAGGTACACCGGGAATATTAAAACCGTACAAATTGCTTATTTGAGGAGCAAAAAGTGGATTTTCTCCTGTGTATAAACCACGCAGATTACTGTTTAATCCGCGTATAACGTCTGTTGATGGATCGTTAATTTTATTATCTCCTTCTAATATTATTTAGAAGGAAGGAACGATTACGGATTGCTGAATTGGGCGTTTATCGGGGCCGCTGGACTGCTGTTTTGGAACGTGCGGCGGAAATAATGATAAGCAATCGTGGCCGTAAAGGTTACAAACTCGCCGCCATTGGTTGTGTCATATTCCAATGGCCCAACGCTACGAGGGCTGACACCAACCAATTGATACTGAGCAACACGATTCATTTGATTGTCGAGCTGAACCATATCAATTGTGGCTGTTTGTTTGGGAGCGAAATAATTACCAGTGCTGGTGACATCATCAAACACGTCCCGGCTCCAATCTTCAAACTTTTGACGGATTTTGCTGTTGATATCACAATAGAATTCCATGCTATAAGCTTCAGAACCAGGATAAACAACGCTGCCCGGAATGTGGAAATTCAAACCCATATAAGGAACGGTCACTTCAGTGATTTCACGTGCAGGCAGTTGGGCTGTACGAACATACACAAGATCATTTTCATCGAAGCTAACATTTGTAGCATCACCTGGATCAACGTTCAGGATGCGGAAGCTAAATTTACGTGTGAAATCGCGTTCAGTTGCGATTTGGTAGAAGTTTTGAATCAGTTGTGTTGTATCAGCCATAATAATATTTATTCCAAGAGTTTATTTTTTTTGATTTTTTTTACTCCAAAGTCAACAAATATTTTAGTTGATTCAGATCTGCAACAATCTCTTCTATAATGTTTTGCACATCCGAATCTTGCTTATTTATAATTGGGCATTGTTTTTGGCTGAATAAGTTTATATATTTTTCTATTTTTACAATAATATTTTCATTTGAATAAGGATCCAATTCCAAAGAAAGAGGTCGATATTCAAAATTACGATATCTACCCAAAAGTGTTTCTACCAATCGGTCTAATTTATCCCCCAAACCCTTTCCCGCTTTATCCAATGCCTTGTGTTGAGCATAACTAAAAGTTTGCCAATGAAAAAGTTTTAATTGTGCAACTATTTCCAAAGCGGTATGAATGATTAGTGTTGGGTCGTAAGCAGGTTTTTCCTGGTATATTTTAACTATTTTAATATCGGCCATAAGGTTATTTATCCATCATATACAAATAAAAAACCGGCCAATATTGCTATTGACCGGTTTCTTTTAAGTTTTTTATTTGTTATGCCAGAAGTTCTTGGAAGTTTTGGCCAGTACGAGTGGCATAGAAGTTAACCAAGATGAATTCTGCGGCACGAACGGGCTTGATATAGATGTCAACAACCAGCTCGTTTTGATCGATAACGTCAGGTGTATTATTCCTTTCGTCGCATATGATCAAGTAGTCATAAACACCTTGTGTATTCTTGGCCAGATCAAAGATCGGGGTCAGAACGTTCACGACTTGGGTACGTGTGAAGAGCGTATTGGGCTCAAACACGAAGTACTTGACGGTGTTGCGTGTGGCTGTTTCCAGATACACAAACAACCGGCGGACGTTTACGCGATCAAATGCACTGGGTTTCTTTAGCAATGTCTTCTGACCGAAGATTACAAATCCTTCAGCCGGGAAGAACGCTACAGGATTCAGATTGATCTTGTAGAGAGTGTCCCGTTGTTTTTGGTTCGGATAAACCGGCAGATCGTTCACACCCAGAAGAACACCGCGTGTGAATCCGGCCGGAGCAAACCAAGGTTGGAAGTTATCATCTGTATTTGCATAAGCAGCAGCGGCGAATCCGGAGAACGGAACCCAGGTCTGCTTGCTCAATCCGTCGTCAAACACACGGGCCAATGTCGCATAAGTTGCGGCATAGCTGGTATTCAGCAGCGAGAAGTTGTGACGCAGCGGCCAGTAAATGTGTTGATTGAAGTTCTTTGTCGGATCATCAATGATTTTAGCATTTTCACCCTGAACAAAGATGTTACGAATCGGATCCAGAATAGTGATATGGTCTTTACGAACATTTTGTGCAAAGTTAACAAACGTGCTGGCAACTTCATTGTAATCTTCACGGATGGTAAGAGCATTGCCTTCTATGGATTCATTGTTGGTCTTATAGAATCCATCCATATCGATGGCGATAGTGTCATCAAATACGTTGGCTCCGCTAAGAACATCACTGTTATATTCTGCGGCAGCGAAGATTGTTCCCAATCCAGCTTCAACAGTGATGCTGATATTATACAAATCAACGTTTTCAACCAGATCAAACACACGACGGATTTTGGTCGGCACGCTTCCGATTGTCTTTTGTGTGGTTACAGTGCTATCAAATGCACCGAACGGATAAAGAGCATCGGCTCTACGGAGTTGACCTTGTGAAAGAATACCGGCAACAACTGCGCTGGGAGCACCAACACGTGTTTCATAGCTATCCGGTGTGTCTACAAAGCCATTTAGATTGTAAGGAACAGCCAAATTAGGATTCAGCATGCGGACTTTCTTGTTAGGATTGCCTGCGCTGTTGATCCATGTTTGTGTATTGCGATTGCTGATAAACGGATTGATCAACAATGTCAAATTGGGACTGCTATCTTCTTGTGTTCCAAGGAAGAACGAGATGGGAAGACCGCCATTAACATTGTTGACTTGACGCCAGTAATCCAGAGATCCGACATAGCTTTCGGAAAGGATATAATCCAGGGCCAAAACGTCGGAACCGAAGGTGCTTTGACGCAGTTTAAACAATCCAAACATCAATGTGTCGTCAAATTGACGTGTGCTAACATTGAATGTGGGAAGATTTTCCATCACTTCCGACACGCTGTTTCCAATTCCAAACTCAGTTGCACTGAGAGGGAAGTTTAGACGTATGCGAGGAAGTGAAACGAAGTTGTAGGTGAATCCAGCGCTGCTATCCAGAGAATTAACGGCGTTAATTCCGTCAAACTGAGTGGCAGGATTCAGATTTGTGTTATCGATGATACCGGCATAATAACCTTCGAACTTGTTGTTGATACTGGTTTGAGCCTTGTTGAGGGCAATAAAACCAGCATGTGCAAGTTGGCTAAGTTTGTTTGCGCCTGATCCATTAAATTGGAAGATGGTGGGAACATTTTTCCACGAATCAAATGCATCACCATTGATGATGCTTTGATATTCATCAGCTGTCAGCTGAATTTGAGTGGGTTGACCGATGAAATAGGTGTTAGCCGCGCTAAGTCCAACTCCGTTTGTTGCAGGAACGGTAATTCCGTTGGAGGAATAAGCACCGTTATAGCTGGTTACAGGATAAACAAGGGCGCTGTAAGCGTCAGTGAAACCGGATCCACCAGCACTTCCATAAGGAAGACGTGTGACCAAAATTTCATTTTGAGCTTGAAAAGCTGCTTTTACAGTGTGGTAAAAATAACGTTCAGCAGCATTTACAGGTTTTCCATAAATTTGTTCAAATTCGCTCAAGCTGCTGGGTTGAATGATTTCATCCAGAGGACCTTGAGGTGAGAATCCAGCAATCAATGTTGTTGTGGGAATATTGATTACTGGCCGCAAGGAAAGATCAATTTCGTTAATTTCTACTCCGGGTGACTGTATTGTACGCTTAGGCATATAAATTATTTATTCCATTTCAAATATTTTTTTAGAATTTATATTATTTTTTTATAAGAGAGAAGCTGTAAATTCAAAAAAACTGAAGGTGAAACTACTCTGTATTTCACCACTATCCCGGTAATTATAATTGATTCCACCCAATCTTACGGGCTTGGCATTGCTGTATTCAAACTTTATTTTGTTATTATTGTATTCATCTAAGCCATAAACAGTTATGGTCGTTGAATAATCGAGCAAAAGAGAGGGTGTGTTGTTTGCAGGAAGTGCGGTACGAGGATCGTTAAGTGTTTTCAACCAATAATATATAAACCAGTAATTATTGTAATTATTATCCACAGTAAAGTCCACATCAATATCCGGATAGGTTGGACGAGTATAACTAGTCACTTTTAGCGTTTGGCCACCATAATTCATTTCTACCTGCGGAATGCTCACTTCTGGAACCACCACACCAAACACAGAAAATTGAAAAGCATTTAAATTTACCTTGTCATTTCCGCGTTGAAATTCCGTTATCTTGTCACGCAGATTGACAGGAGGAGTAATAACCATTAGAAATTTGTCCTTGCGGGACTTGTTCAACATGGACTGATTGTATAAAGCGGACATACTATTATTTAAAGCGGCTTCCATCCTTGTTCGTTATAATATTCCATATCAT